GTCGCTCCGCGGCGAGTAAACGCACGGAGCGACTGTGAACCGCTGCCCCTGCCCAGTGGGCGGTTCACAGTGAACGATAACACTGATCTACAAATATTCAAAATTTTCTGGAGAAAAATCTGGCGCCGTTAACATTCGGAGCCAACCAACGTGTTAAACTTCTACCACCAACCGACCACACGAGGAGAAGTAATGAATAATATCGATAAAGAAACTTACGATCCGTACACCGCTAGAGGCATAGGCGACAACAACGCGCCATCCTCACCTTATGAGACGATCAAGCAAGAAATCGAAGACCTGTTCGACGAGGCCAAGAACTTCGCAGACGGCGATGCGATTGACAGTCAGGCTCTGGCCGACGCCGTAACCGAGCTGCACGACAAGTTGCATGAGGCCGGGAAACGCGCAGATGAGGTTCGCAAGGACGAAGCTAAACCACACGACGATGCGAAGGCGGAAATCCAGACCCGCTACAACAAACTGATCGGCAACACCAAGACTTCAGGCAAGGGCAAGGTCGTGCTGGGCAAGGAAGTTCTGCAGGGGCTTCTGACTCCATGGCGCAATAAGGTTGCCGCCGAAAAAGAAGCTGCTGCCAAGGCAGCGCGTGAGGAAGCTGATCGCGTTATCCGCGAAGCGCAGGAAGCCATTCAGGCAAGCGCTGGCAATCTCGAAGCGCGCGAACAGGCCGAAGAACTGGTCAAAGAAGCCAAACAAGCCGACCGATGGGCGAAGCGCGAAGACAAGGCAGCAACAACCGGCACTGGCCTTCGATCAGTATGGCACTGTGATCTGGTCGACGAGGGCGTCGCGCTTGATTGGGCATACGGCCGTGCGCCAGAGCGTTTCAAAGCAGTGGTTCAAGCAATGGCCGAAGAAACAGTACGCGCCGGTATGCGTCAGGTGCCGGGGTTTACGGTACGGGAAGAGAGGGTGGCGAGGTGATGGGTAAGCCATTGCCGGTTACTTGGCTTATCGTTAATTAGATAGGCTAAGGCGAGTGGAGGGTTAAATCGTGCGCAAGACTGAATTGTACCAAAAATCTAGCGGTAACTCAGCACAGTTTGTTGATCACTGGTTTCTCGTTTACGCTGACGACGGCACTTATCAGGTCGAATACCAGTGGATCAACAAAATGGGTCTAGGGCGGAAGGATGTCGAAGGATCAGCCATTTATTCAATAAATGAGGCGCTAAACAAGGCCCCCGCAGAAGCGTTAGATGCCCTCAAGAGGGAACTGGATATCTGACCTAATCTACCCGCCAGCCACCAACTGGCGGATTACCACACACGAGGAGTACCAGATGGCAATGATTGCCGGAGTTGGCATGCACAGTCATGCCGAAAGAGAGCACGATTTTTATGCCACTCCGCCAGAGGCAGTGCACTCCCTATTATCGATTGAGAGCAAGTGGCTGCCGAATGGCACCATTTGGGAACCTGCATGCGGCGACGGTGCGATTGCGGAGGTGCTCAAAGGTGCCGGTCACAACGTAGTATGTTCGGATATTGTGGATCGTGGATACAGTGGCGCTCGTGTGATGAGTGCCTTCGATGCCGATTCCACCTACCAATTCCCAGCAATCATGACCAACCCGCCGTTTAAGCTTGCTCGACAGTTTGTCGATTTGGCGCTTGCACGTGCACCGTATGTCGCCATGCTGCTCCGGCTCTCATTCCTTGAGGGCACAGCTCGGAAGCCTTGGTTTGCTATGACTCCGTTGGCAAGAGTGCATGTCGCTTCCCGGCGATTGCCAATGATGCATCGTAATGGATGGGCAGGGCCGAAGGCTGGGTCTGCTGTCTGCTATGCGTGGTTCGTTTGGGACCGCCGTCACGAGGGCCGCCCTATCGTCCAGTGGTTCGACTGGCGCGATCATGTTGCTGCAAACGACAATAAGGATTTACTGGGGAGGGTGGCAGTATGAATGAGCTATGCCTTCCTCACTCCGGCAGCTATTTGTTTGGCCTTTACCGCTGCTATTCGGGCCGGACGTACGAACAGGCGTTCAAGAAGGTCCAGAGTCAGATCCTCAAGTGCCTCAGCCTCTTCACGCGTGTAAGGATCGACGTCATGAGTTGCGTCGTTTCCATCAAGAGCAACTATGTCAGCAAGCTCAACAATATCTTTTTCAAGGATATTCATTTCTCCAAGAGATTTAATTCTAACGCGGAGCGCTTGCGCTGGTTCTTTACCTTCAAGGCGGGGATCATGAGTATATATATACTTAGTCGCCACATCGAGTGTCTTGCGATACATGGATCCCGAAGCCTCATACCAAGTCATCTGGCGGCACTCGTTCGCTTCACGAAAGAGCCCTGCAATTCTAACAGGTATATGTTCGCTAAGCTCGATGGCAGTCGTCGCGATACGTATTGGGGCGTCTTCCAGTTTGGCATTAGGTTGTTCCAGGGACCCTGTATAATTTGCAGGGCTTATGGAAGCATCCGACGAGCGCCAAGCATAAATAGAAATCGATTTGCAATCAGCGCAAGCACCAGCAACCTCCCAATTTTTATAGCCGTCAACGCAATTCGACCCAACGAGAAAGTGCTGCACTTTTCGAACGCCACAACGAACGCAATCACGAATAAAAAAAGCCATAGAATCCCCCCGATAGAAGCAGGTTCAATTGTTACTTGCGGACTCTTCTGTATGCAAGGTGACGCAGCATGAGCCATCCAGATCAATGCCACGTCTGCTTCCGTCACGCATCTGGCCTCGGCGTGCAGGAGCACAAAGAACCAATCCGCTGGCTATGTAAGGAATGCGCAGACATTGCCGAGCATATCCGATCCCGCCGCAGGCTAGATCCTTACGAATTGCGCGCCCTTGATACCGGCGTTGAGGCGGTTGGGGAGTTTTTGCAGTCCATACAGAAAACCGATCTTGCGGAGTGCGACGAACTCGAAGCACGCATGCTGGTGAAAGCAGCATGGGAAGGCTGCGGGCGAGGAATGCGGGAAGCACTCAAAGAAGCACCATTTTAGGAAAGGCGCCATTTTGATGAAGCACGACAACGATAATAACGCGCTCCGCTTTCTTTCAGTCTGCAGCGGGATTGAAGCGGCTTCGGTTGCGTGGAATCCACTCGGCTGGCAGGCGGTTGCTTTTAGCGAGATTGAGAAATTTCCGTCAGCGGTGCTGGCGCATCATTATCCAGATGTGCCGAACCTTGGAGATTTCACAAAGATCGACACATCCGCACTGGGTCGTGTCGATATCCTCTGCGGTGGCACACCTTGTCAGGCATTCTCTATTGCGGGTGCGCGCAGGTCGCTTGAAGACGCACGCGGCAACTTAACCCTAGCCTTTGTGGAGCTTGCACATGAGCTTGCAGCAGGAAATGGACTTCGAAACGCCGTCTGGGAAAATGTTCCCGGAGTCCTCTCTACCAAAGACAACGCATTCGGATGTTTTCTGGCAGGAGTTGTCGGATCAGATGATCCCGTACAGTCGCCAGACGGGAACAAATGGCCAAACGCAGGTATGGTTGCCGGGCCACGGGCACGGGCCGCTTGGCGGCTTCTCGACGCTCAATATTTCGGACTGGCCCAACGACGCAAGCGTGTCATCGTTGTCGCAGATTTTGGAAACGGGGCAGATCCCGCAGCGGTACTATTTGAGCGCAAAAGCCTGTCAGGGAATACTCCGCCGAGCAGAGAAACGGGGCAAAAAGTTGCCAGAGATGTTGCGCCAAGCCTTAGAGCACAGAGCAATTGCTCTCTGAGAGACGACAGTGAAGCTTATGTCGCCACTTTTGACCGACAATCCAATTGTGAGTATGGCGACGGAAAATTGGCAAGCACGGTAAGCGCCCGTGATTACAAATCACCAACTGATTTGATCACTGTCGCCCATTCGCTCCGTGGTGAGGGTTTCGACGCCAGTGAGGACGGTACAGGGCGCGGTACACCAATTGTGCCGGTATCGGTTGCGTTGCGGGGACGAGACGAAGGTGCGGCCATCGAGAAAGGAGATGATATCTCATTTGCCTTGCGCGCTAGTCAAGGCGGCGGGGATAAGCCGCACGTTCTTGCTCCAGTAGCCTTTGACTGCAAGGCGTCAGGTCGCAGCGGTTTCGGCGTCGGCGATGTTGCTCCTACTTTGCGCGCCATGGGGCATAAGGACAGCCATAACAATGGCGGTGGCCAGATTGCGGTTCAACAAGGTTGGGCTGTTCGCCGTCTCACACCAACGGAATGCGAGCGCCTGCAAGGCTTTCCAGACGGATACACGAATATCCCATGGCGCAACAAACCAAATACCCCCGACGGTCCTCGTTACAAAGCGCTGGGCAATAGTTGGGCGGTTCCGAAGTTTAAGTGGATTGGTGAAAGGATTACTCGCCTGATGCCGACTGCCGCCAACGACAACATGCCTTCGGTCGAAGCCGCCTAGCGGATACGACCTCCGGGTCCTTCGTGATGCCGTTCCATGTATTTGCGGCGGAGTTCACCCAGTACCTCATCGGCGTCTCCTTCAGATAATTTCGTCTGAAGGTGCCCTTTGAAGGTCACAGGCTCGGATTTGTAGACATTGATAACTGACCAGGTGCCGTCAGTTTCTTGGCGTTTAGCAAAACCATTCTCAGCCATCGCTTCCTCCTTTAGGAGTTCACATGCAGAATACCACCACCCAGCAATTTGCAGAAGACCCAATGCTCCACGTCGCGCTGTCGTATCAGGCGCAAAACTGGCCCGTATTTCCATGCCGCCACCGCGATGACGAATATGTCGATCAGGACGGCTGCATCGAGATCCTTGCTACCAAGACTCCGCTCACCAGTAATGGATTCCGTGGCGCGACACTCAACGAGCGTATCGTTCGCGAATACTGGCGCCGCAATCCCTCCGCTATGATCGGCGTGCCAACAGGTGCGCCTATTGGTGCATGGGTGCTCGATATCGATCCGAAACACGGCGGTGACGAAACGCTTGCAGCCCTTGAATTAACACACGGCGCGCTGCCTGCAACACTGACCGCAGAAACCACGAGCGGTGGCCGTCACTACTTCTTTCGTCATCGTCAGGGCGTTCGCAACCGCGGCGCTCTTGGATCAGGCGTCGATGTACGCGGCGACGGCGGTTATGTCATTGCGGCCGGCAGCGTGCCGGAAGTTGGCCTGCCTTATCGCTGGGTGTCTGAGCGAGAGCCGGTCGACGCGCCCGACTGGCTGCTTGAGCTGGTGCTGCCTCGCTCGTACGAGAGCACATACACTGCGGCACCATCTGTCAGTGGCAAGATCAACGACCGTTATGTCGAGCGTGCAGTTCAGTCTGAGCTGGACGACCTTGCGCTTGAACCGATGGGCAACCGCAACAACCGTCTTAACGACGCAGCGTTTCGTTTGGGAACTTTCGTCGGGGCAGGCGCTTTGGCTGAATCCGAAGCACGCGCACTCTTGCAGGACGTGGCCAGAGGATGGGGCAGGGATTGGCAGCGCTGCGTGAAGACGATCGACAACGGACTTGCTGCCGGTGCCCGCAGCCCGCGTAGCGTGCCGCAGAACGACAACGACAACACTCGTCTGGTGGATATCAGCCGCATGATTGCCAATGGCCTGGCGAAAGCGGAGGCGCGCACAGATGTTGTTGCAGAGCCGGTCGCTGACTTCGATTCATCTCTAAAGGAACCGGAACAAACCACTGAAAATAAACGCGCAATTATCGCCACACCTTTCGTCTGGAAAGACCCGTCGACGTTGCCACGGCGTGAATTTGCGTTCGGTAAGCACTTCATTCGCAAGTATGTCTCAGTGACTGTTGCGCCGGGTGGTCTTGGCAAAACTGCGAACAGCATCGTTGAAGCACTGGCCATGGCATCGGGTAAAGCGCTCAATGGCACGAAGCCTCAGAAGCGGTTGAAGGTGTGGCTTTTCAACGCCGAAGATCCGCGCGACGAACTTGAGCGCCGCATCATGGCGGCATGCATTCATTTCAATCTGAAGCCAGCTGATATCGATGGGCATCTGTTTCTAGACACGGGCCGCGAGCAGGAATTGGTCATTGCGATAGACGACAAGAAAGGCGTGCGCATTCAGGAGCCCGTCGTCGAGGCGGTCGTTGAAACGATCTCGGAGCTTGGCATTGACGTGATGATAGTTGACCCGTTCGTTTCAACGCATCAGGTCAATGAAAACGACAACGGCGCAATCGACAAGGTGGCCAAGCTCTGGGCGCAGGTGGCTGACCGTACGAACTGCTCAATTGATATCGTACATCATCTGCGCAAGGTGAGCGACCGTGAAGCAACGGTTGAAGACGCACGCGGCGCTGTTTCATTGATCGGTGCGGCACGATCCGTGCGCGTGCTTAACCGCATGTCGGAAGCGCAGGCCAGTGAGGCCGGCCTTACACATGAGGCGAGGTTTGCGTATTTCTCTGTCACATACGGGAAAGCTAACCTTGCGCCTCTTTCGCATAGGGCTGACTGGCGCAAGCTGGAAAGCGTCGCGCTGGGAAACGGGCAGGGACTGACCAAGCCTCAAGATCATGCGCCGGTCGTTATATCATGGGCATGGCCGACGAGCGAGGAAGTGGCAGAGACGCTAACAGAGGACGAGCGCGAAGCCATCCGGGGTGTTGTAAACGGCGGTATGTATAAGCCAGCACCGCAAGCCAAGGATTGGGTAGGGCGCGCCGTTGCATATGCGTTGCAGCTGGACATTGACGAAGATACGGACAAGAAGCGCGTCAGTATGATCACCAAGGCGCTGTTTGCGGAGGGCTTCTTAATGAAGGTGGAAGACCGAGACCCCGTTCAGCGCAGGGCAACGACGTTTGTGAGAGCGATGTAAGAAGAGCGCCCTACGGGGCGCTTTTTTGTTAGGAAAACTCCACGTACAACTTGCACTGCATGGTACTGACTATAACGTGCGGTTGTGAGAAGTTTGATTTGCGGAGGGGAATATGGCGGACGATTTGGCGAATAAAGCGACGCTGGATAAGACAGAGAAAAATGACAGGTGGCCACCTTTGGGAATCGTGGAACCTTCTGACTTTCGGTCTATCGATTATAACGCGATAGTTAGAGGCCTCAAATCTGTATGCGATAGTATGCTGCAAGATGAATACATGAATGCGGCAAAAAATAATCGCTCAAATAATCCCGCATTCGACGTCTATCGCATACTAGCGGCGGTAATGAGCCTTCATTTTCGCTTGAATGACAAATCCGGCCCATATGGGGCGCAGATGGTGCTTGCAGGGAAACGCACCTCAATACCGGAGGATTGGAGAGGACAACAAAACGATCATTTCTTCGAGATATTGGAAGAGATCGAGCACCCCGCATTGCGCGCTCGTCTAGCTGACGTCGTTTGGTTGAACGACAGAAGAAAAAGCTCAGCTGCAAAAATCGCTGTAACTGCATATTGCGAATGTGTCGAAGGTTTAATTGATGGTAATTTTGATAAAAGCTTCCCGACCGAAAGAGAGGTATCACTAGAGGAAGTAGATTTGATAGAACGTGCTTCTCAAATACATTCTAAGACGAGTAAAAAATCAGAGCCTATGTGCGATCGCGTTGAGGGCTTACTAAATAAGATTTACGAAATTGCATTTGAACATCTAGATATTGTCCCGTTAAGGCGAGTTGCCCAATTGCTCATCCGCTTTGACCTTATCAAGATGGATAAGCTTGCAAAAGATATGGAATCCGCTGCATTAGCGGCAGAGAAAGAACCAGACCAATACACTCTTGCGATCAAAGCACTTTGGGATTTAGCCGCGTTTGCGTATCGCGAGTTAAAACAAGAAGTTGATGCCAAGCGATGCCAAATTGCTGGAGTTGAGCAGACTCTGGCCATGTCTCAGCAGACCGGTAGCTCATCAGGTGCTGCTCATTGGCATAGACAGGCAATAGGTGAATTGAGACGTATTGCAGGTACTGAAGATCGTCGAGAGCAGATCAGAAAAGACCTGCGGGCCTTGCAAGAAAAATCTCTTGAAGAGATGGGTTCATTTAATACACCCATTGATATTTCGGATTTGGTTACGGGGACGATCAAGATTTTTGAGAATCTGACTCTTCCAGAAGCCTTCAGGCATTTTGCATTACTCGCCATGCCTCCAGAAGCCGAAGAAATGAGAAAAGAAGTTTCTGCGGCAGAAACTGGCTTTTCAGGACTGTTTTCAACGACACATTTAGACGATGAGGGCAAAGTTATTGGACAGGTGGAGGGAGCACCTCTGTCAGGAGAAAAGCCGAGCGAGGATTGGATAAAAAGCAAACTTGTAGAACATTTGCGGATAAGGACTCATATCGCCGTCAATGGCAGGATCAATCCGGCTAGACGTGTGATCTCGAGTATGTTCCCACTGTCGGAAAGGCATTTTCGGGTTATTACTCGTCACAGTCCATTTGTCCCTCAATCTCACACTGAGGCTTTTGCGCTTGGGTTTGCGCGCTTGGTGCAGGGTGATTTACTTTCAGCAGCGCATATACTAATTCCCCAGTTGGAGAATTGTTTAAGATACGTTCTCCTGAACAATAGTACCGACACTTCAAAGATGCGTAATGACCTTACTCAAGAGGATCGATCCATTTCCACGCTTCTCGACCTCTACCGAGATGAGATAGTTGGTATTTTTGGAGAGGACAGCACCCTTTGCATCGACCTAATATTCAACCATCGACCCGGGCCGGCGTTGAGACACGAATTTGCGCATGGGAAAGTAGGGGATGCCAGCACCCGAGACCCAATGGTCTATTATGGATGTTGTTTTATGTTTCTGTTGACATGCATCCCACTCTTTTCGTGTTGGAATGATGAACTGTCAAATGCGCTAGAGGCAGAAAGCTTTTAATGCGCCTAAAACACAACCTGCTGTCACAATAAAAATACAACCATAGGTAACGCGTAAGTCATACTGCGTAAGTCTCAAAAACCATGAAAAGACTTGCGCAAAAGCACGCTGCTTTTAGTGCGTAAGAGTTCTTATATAGAAACTTACGCACAAAGCGCGCAGCGCGTAGTTCTATGCGTTTGAGAACTACGCACTTTTTAGAAAATTTCCTGATTGAAAAATACAACCTGATTTGAGGTTGGTTGAAATAGTTGGACGCGCAGTGTCGGTGATTAACACCACATTTATTGTGCCGCTCCACACTCACCCTGCCGCTACCAACGGCATGGACTCACCACCGCAACAAACACGAGGAGCACACATGGCTCGCAACAGCTCGCGCGCGCCTGCATCGAAAACCGTCACCACAACGCAAACCGTCCGCATCAATGGTGTGCGCACCAAGATCATAACGCGCAATGGCAAGGTAACAACATCGCCGTGCCTGCCGCTGGAATGGGAACTGCAAGCTGCACAGGTCCGCAGCCTGCGAAAATTGCCAGAATACGTCCACACAGCGCGAGACGTTCGACCTGGAACATTCACACTAGCCGGAGATCAGAACGCAGCCAAGCGCGGACCCAAGGCGAGAGCCGAAGCATTGGCGACAGGACTGACACCGGGGGAAGCTGATCTGCGGATTTATCTTTATGGCGGTATCCTTCGGCAGATCGAGAACAAGGTCGGCAAGGCCAAACTCGAACCAAGCCAGATAACCCGTCATCCCTTGCTTGATGCTCTTGGCTTTCCAGTCGTGGTCGTCAGGGCAGTAAATGAAGACGATGCAGCAGAACAGGCAGTGAGGCTGGTTAAAGGTTGGCTGCTGGATGCTGCTGTGCCGGAAGCTTCGAACGATAACCAACCAAAAGCGCACGAGGAGAACATCAATGACGCAGCTTAAACCAACGATCGCAACGACAGCCATTCACGGGTGGCACATGCCTGAACGTACCCCAGATGAAAGGCAAGCAGCCAGAGAGCGTATGCGGCTTGAACGGGCTCGCGAAGTGAAAGCGCTGACGAAGATGCGCCGACGCATTGAAAAACGCCAGTCAATCGGGAACGATTGGGATGGTCGTGCGGCGAATGAAAACATCGCGTGGCCGTTGGCTACCGCGCTGATTAAGGAGGGCAACACTGACCTTCTAAAATACGCCATGATGTATCGACGCATTCACATGGCGGCCAAAAGCAATGCGTTCCTTGGCGGGTCTTCAGTCACGCTAGGGGATGGGATGGCGATTGATCGGCATATTCATGTCCGACCGAATGGAAGTATCGCTTACAAGCATGTCAGGCAATCCACGGCTGCCAGCATAGATATACCGTCCCGCAAGAAAAGTATTACCGAATCTGAGACGCAGTTGTCTTCTGATAAATCAGAAAGCGGTTACACCAACGTGCCGAAGCTATGGAAAGGCGATGTACCGGTCAACGATATGATCGATGCGAAACATAAGCTCGGTCGGTTGCAATCGGCTTTAGGTTATCTCTGTGAGCCCTTCGAGTTGGCTTGCATCGACGGGAAGACATTAAAGGATGTAGGTGAGGCTGCTGGAATAGGCAACAAGAACGCTGCTATGGGTGCGGGCAGGGCTCTTGTGCATACCGCGCTGATAACATTGAGGGACGTCATCGGCGACTTACAGCGCCGCGACCTTGTAGCTTAGTCATGACCTGATCAGTCAGAACGTTGGTAATAGTGGGAAGGCAATCTTCCACACTATTCCAAGTTCTGTGCGCACAGGCCGATGCCAGCGACAGACGCTCGGTCAGCGATGAACCGGGCGTAACTTTCCAACGACAGTAGAAAGCATTTCGCCCCCACTGGTTTTTGCCATGCGGCACTTGCGCTGTCTTCAAATCCCCGGCGCCGTTTCTCCTCCGGCAGACGGGATACGGCGGGTTGAGCTCATTTTTGTGGGCTCCCCGCCGATCAATTACCCGTCCCAATGAAGCATCCTCTTTCACTGTCTAGTCGTGTCAGAATGGGGACCTTTAGGCGACGTTACACCGACATGTGTTTCGATTGCTGCCACATGCTCAGCGATCTTTACGGGATCGAGTTCCCCACGCTCAAATTCGCGGATGACGGCTCTCGCCACCCTGTCCTTGTCTTCAGGGCTATTAGGGCATCGATCAAGTAAAGCGCAGCATTCTTCGTATGCTTCTTGTAGAATAGCTAAATCTGAAGGGCGGAAGGTCCCGTGATACTGTGCGTTCCTGAACGGCATTGGTCTCACCTCCTATCCAAAACTTAATTTAACTATCAGTTAAGGATTTTGGCAAGCCCGACCTGCTGCAACCAAGTTAATCGGTCTTAGTGAAAGCAAGACCCGTAGGTAATCGGTAAATGCCTCGACCAACCCGTATGAATAAAGCGTCTTCTACTGAGTTGTTGTAATCGCTATTATAAGCAAGAAAGCCGAAGTACTCAGTATAACGCCAACCCGAAATTATTCGGCGTATATCCTTAGCCGTAAATGGCTCAATAAGGGTCCCATCGACGTGCACGGCAGTAAGAATTAGCTCATAGGCATTCTTCGCCGAAATTTTCATAATACGATGGTATATGTAATCAGCAAATTAGCAAGTTAACATTTGCTGTTAACCCAACAGTGGGGCAAAGCACTTTGAATGCGTGCGTGTCTTGGTTTGATCTCAAGAGGGCGATCAAGTTTACGTGATAAACCAAACAAGATCGGCGACGTCCAGACCTTGGATCAAATGGTATAAGACAAAGCGATGGGAGGCGCGGCGGCAAGCCTTGTTTGCCGAGCAACCGTTATGCGTGAAGTGTTTGCAGCGTGAAGAGATCACAGTTGCGAATACTGCCGATCATATAGTGCCGCATCGTGGAAACCCCGATCTATTCTGGCACGGCGAGTTGCAACCATTGTGTGCCGCCTGCCATTCACGCGACAAGCAGCTTGAAGAGGCAGGCAAGGTTGCCGTGACCTTTGGGGCTGATGGATACCCTCTCGACTGAAAACCGAAATGTTGCAAAAATACAACATTGCCATCCCGAATGTGTCAAAAATGTCACACATCGATGGTGGGGCGGGGTCAAAAGTCTCCCGACCGCGAGAGCGCGGAACGGCGAGGGAATTTCCTTTTATCGCTATTACAGTTTTTTCAATGAGGTAATTATGGCGAAGCGTAAAAGCCGCATCGATAGCGCGGCTGAAACCGTGCGCGTGATGGCGAAGGCTGCTGCCGGTATTGAGCGCCCATCAAATATTCCGCTTGATGATCAAGACATTCCATTTTTTGAAAACGTGATTGCCGAGTATGCACGGTCGGAATGGTCTGCGCATCAGCTTGAGCTTGCAGCGCTACTCGCGCGCACAATGGCTGATCTAACGCGCGAGCAAGGCTTGCTGCGCGATGAGGGCGGTATTGCGTATTCCGACAAAGGAACGCCAGTTGCAAATCCGCGCAAGTCAATCGTCCAGATGCACGCAAGCTCAATCCTTTCCTTCCGCCGATCGCTGTCTCTTCACGCGCGTGCGCAAGCGGGCGAGAGCCGGGATGTTGCAAAACGGCGTGTGTCCGCCAAAGACATTGAGGACGGCAACCCGCTGGAGGACGATCTGCTGGCGCGGCCCGATTGAGGTAAATGGCGGCTAAAGTCATATCGCGTGGCGAGCGCGTCATCGCATTCATAGAGAAATATTGCATCGTGCCAGAAGGCACGTTGCTCGGTAAGCCAGTAAGGCTCCTACCGTTTCAAAAGAAATTCATAACTGACGTCTACGATAATCCGAGTGGCACTTCCCGCGCATATCTTTCGATCGCTAGAAAGAACGGTAAGACGGCGATCATAGCTTGCTTACTGCTGGCCCATAACATCGGGCCGGAGGCGTATCAGAACAGCCGCATCATTTCGGGTGCACGTTCGCGCAAACAGGCTGCTGAAGTATTCAACTACGCTTCGAAAATGTTCATGATGCAGCCAGCCTTTAAAAAGCTTGGTCGCTGCATTCCGTCGAGCAAGACGATTATCGGATATACGAAGAACGTCGAATATCAGGCTATCTCCGCCGAAGCCGCAACGGCTCATGGTGGATCGCCAATCCTGGCTATTCTTGACGAGGTGGGGCAGGTCAAAGGCCCGACAGATGACTTCGTTGAGGCGATTGAAACGTCACAGGGCGCTTACGAAGGTATGGCGCTGCTGATCGCCATTTCAACGCAGGCTGCCACCGATAACGATATGTTCAGTCGGTGGATCGACGATGCTGAAACATCGAAAGATCCTCGCATTGTCAGTCATGTTTATTCGGCTGATGCGGAATGCGATCTGCAAGATGAGGAAGCTTGGCGGGCAGCTAATCCGGCATTAGGCATTTTTAAGTCTGTCAGCGATGTCAGAGATTTTGCAGCACGAGCGGCACGTCAGCCAACAGTTGAAGCAAGCTTTCGCTGGTTGCATCTCAATCAGCGCATTGACGCATCTGCGCCGTTTGTAACGCCTGCGGTCTGGAAAGAATGCGGGTGCGCCGAATTGGCCGACTTCGAAGGCTTGCCGGTATTCGGCGGGCTTGATCTGTCCGAAGTGAACGATCTTACCGCACTTGTGTTGATGGCACCAAAGGACGGCATCTGGCATGTGCGGCCGACATTCTGGCTGCCCAGCGATGGCTTAAGGCAGAAGGCTAAAGATGATCGCGTGCCATACGACATTTGGGCTAAGCCGTCTGATAATGGCTACACCTTCTTGGAAACCACGCCGGGTCCGACTGTCGATTATGAATTTCTAGCTCATCACCTGTTTAAGCTAAAGCAGACCGTGGACTTGCGGAAGATCGCATTTGACCGATGGAACTTTCGGCATCTCAAGCCTTGGCTTTTGAATGCCGGATTCACCGAGGAAGAAACCGAAGGCGACGCTGCTCTGTTCGAACCTTTCGGCCAAGGCTTCGCTTCAATGTCTCCCGCACTGCGAACGCTGGAAAGTTTGCTTCTCAGCAAGAAGATCGCTCATGGCGAACACCCTGTTCTCAACATGTGCATGGTCAACGCAACTGTAAAGCAAGACCCGTCTGGCAATCGAAAACTCGACAAGCAGAAATCGCGCGGACGTATCGATGGCGCTGTTGCGCTTGCCATGGCGACAGCGGTGGCCAGCACCTATGAGCAGGAAGTTCCTGAACCATCCGTATACCGCAAAGGCCGTGGCCTTTTAATATTGTGAGGGCCGCATGGGCTTGAGAGATTGGTGGCGTGGATCGGGCACATCTGCCCCATCTGCGCCGCGAAGAGATCCAGCTTTCGTTGGTCCTTCATGGAATAGTATGGCGGCTTCGACGCTGGAAGAATATCTGGCCGGACAGACGCCAAGTGCGAATGTAACTGCTGATGCGGCGATGAAGATTTCTGCCGTTTGGCGCTGCGTGAATCTGATTTCGGGCGGGGTTGCTACTCTGCCGCTTGACCTAAAGCGACGCATCAATGGTGCGCGTGTTGATGCTGAAGATCATGATCTATGGCAGGTGTTGCGACGCAGACCGAACAAGTGGCAGACAACTGCCGAGTTCAGGCGAATGATGCAGGCGAGTGTTCTGCTGCGCGGCAATGGATATGCGCTTATTGTTCGGTCGGGCAAAAAGGTGCTTGAGCTCATTCCTCTCAACGCTGACAACGTTGAGGCCAAGCAAGAGCGCGATCTATCGATAAGTTATACGGTCACGCTGCCTTCTGGTGTGCGGACAACTCTCAAACAGCGCGATATGTTTCATCTACGTGGCTTAACGATGGATGGCGTAACCGGATTGCCGGTGATCACTTATGCACGCGAGGCAATGGGTCTTGCGATTGCCACCGAAAATCATGCGGGCGCACTTTTCAAGAATGGTACGCGCGCTGGCGGGGTCATCAAGCACCCTGGAACGTTGGGCGAGGAAGGCGTTGTCGCACTTCGTGAAAGTCTGGATTACTACCGATCCGGTGGCGCTCTTGAAGGCCGGGACCTTATTCTTGAAGAGGGAATGGAATACGACCGGCTGGCGATGACGTCAGTGGATGCGCAGTTCATTCAAACCCGCGTTCAATCTCTTGCTGAGATCGGAATGTATTTTGGCGTGCCCTTGCACCTTATTGGATTGAACGACAAAGCATCGAGCTGGGGAACCGGCATTGAGCAGATGGGCATCGGCTTCGTCACCTATACCATGCAGGACTGGCTCACGATGTGGGAGCAGGCCATTGGGCGTGATCTGATCGATGAGAAAGAAACCGATCTTTACGCCAAGTTCAACCATGCTGCTCTGCTCAAGGGTGATACAGTCGCTCGATATGGCGCTTACGCCACTGGCAAGCAGTGGGGCTGGCTTTCGTCAAACGAGATCCGCGCGCTGGAAGACATGAACCCAATTGAGGGCGGCGACGAATATCTCCAGCCACTCAATATGGCGCCAGTTGGTTCCCAACCATCCACGGCAGACTTGCCACAGGAATAATCAAACATGGACCTACCTAGAATTGCTGTGCCGGTGCGAGATGGCATTCGCGCGCGAACGCCTGATGCTGTCTTGGAGAAGTGGGACGCATCAATCCTCTCCGCAGATGCAATCGGTGACAACGTCATCTCAATCTATGACGTGATCGGTGAAGACTTCTGGACCGGGGGCGGCTTTACGCTCAAGCGACTAGATGCAGCCCTCCGAACCATTGGACGTCGCGACTTCGAAGTTCATATCAATTCTCCAGGCGGCGATATGTTCGAAGGTGTGGCGATCTTTAACAAGATCCGCGACCACGCTGATGCCAACAATCTGACGGTCAAAGTCAAGGTGCTCGGCGTTGCAGCAAGTGCTGCAAGCGTGATCGCGATGGCTGGTGACGAGATTGAAATCGGTTCTTCAGCTTCGATCATGATCCACAACTGTTGGACCATTGCACAAGGTCACCGCCGCGACTTTGCCGAGATGGCCGTTACGATGGAGCAGTTCGATGCCAACATGGCTTCCGTCTATGAGGCTAGAACCGGCAATGACAAAGAATCCATTGTTGCGATGATGGATGCTGAAACTTGGTTCTCTGGTCAGGCGGCGATTGATGCTGGTTTTGCTACTGCTTTGCTACCGGCTGACCGTATCAAGTCGGAGCCGAACACAAAGGCGAACGCGCTTCGGGCTGAAAAGCAAACCGAACGTGCATTGAGGCTTGTCGGTGCGTCCGCCAAAGAAGCCAAAACAACTATCTCAGACATGAAGAGGGCCGCGCGCGATGATGCCGCTGAGCCCAATTCCAACGTTGACGTTGCCCAGTCTGAATACGCCGCACTCGCGGCTTCACTTACGAAATTAACGTCAGCGTTAGGAGTTCCCCATGTCTGACATCAATACTGTAACTGCCCTGATTGAACAGCAGGGCGTGGCCTTTGAAGCATTCAAGGCCGAACACAACAAGGCACTCGCTGACGTCCGCAAGGACGTAGTGCAGGCTGAAAAGGTTGATCGTATCAACGCTGAAATTAGCAATCTTACAGCTGCTATCGACGATGCGAACTCCAAGCTCGCTGCTGTCATGGTGGGCGGCGCTGGTGAACCTGCAAAAGGCCGCGGTGAATATGCAAAGGCGTTTGATCGCTTCTTCCGTAAGGGCGACGAAGCTGGCCTTGAAGCAGCTTCTGCTGCTGGCGTGAAGGCCGGAATGAGCGTCGGCGTCCCAGAAGAAGGCGGCTATACCGCTCCGACAGAATGGGATCGTACGATCACTGACAAGCTGAAGATTGTTTCGCCGATGCGCCAGATTGCAACGGTTCAGACGATCAGTGGTAACGGCTTTTCAAAGCTCTACAACGACCGCGCGACCGCATCCGGTTGGGTTGGTGAAACGGCTGAGCGTCCTGAAACCACGACTGCAAAGTTTGCAGAAGTGAAGTTCAATACGGGTGAGATTTATGCGAACCCTGCGGCAACTCAGCGGCTGCTAGATGATTCCGAAATCAATCTCGAAAGCTGGCTTGCCGGTGAAGTCGAAACGGAATTTGCCTATCATGGAGGTCTGGCGTTCATCTCAGGCAACGGCACAGATAAGCCGAAGGGTCTGTTGACCTACACAGCTGCCGGTTCGCATCCTTGGGGTGCCATTCCAACAATCAACTCTGGTGCGGCAGATGCTTTGACTACTGACGGCCTGATTGACCTTGTCTATGATCTGCCGAGCGGACGTACGCCCAATGCTCGATTTGCGCTGAACCGCAAAACTCAGGGCGAAGTGCGTAAACTGAAGGATGGTAACGGCAACTACATCTGGCAGCCTGGCCTGGTGTTGGGTCAGCCAGCAACCATCCTCGGCTTCCCGGTCACTGAACTTGCTGCGATGCCTGACATTGCGGCTGATGCTATTCCGGTTGTCTTTGGCGATTTCCAGCGCGGTTATCTCGTGATTGATCGCATGGGTATTCGCATATTGCGTGATCCCTACAGCAACAAGCCTTTCGTGCAGTTCTACACCACCAAGCGTGTTGGTGGCGGTGTCACCGATCCAACCGCTCTGCGCTATCACAAAATCGCAGCCGCTTAACGACTTTGGGGTGCCTTCGGGCACCCTGTTTTTTCGGAGGCGTTTATGGAAGCGCGAGTTACTAAAAGTTTTAAAGGCGTCCCAGAAGGCGAAGTTTATCCTTACGAATACGAGGTTGGCGAAATTGTCACTGGACGTATGGCAAAGGTTGCACTGTCCGAAAATTGGGCCGAGCCTAATGCCGATTTAAAGGGTAAGCGCCGTGGCGGTGACACTTGAACTTGCTAAGAAGCATTTGCGTGTGTCGCATGATGATGAAGATCAAGAAATCGAGATTTATCTAGCTGCGGCAGTCGACTGGACGATGACATACACCAAGCGCAAAGAGATGCCAGCCGGCGCTGAGTTTGCATTTGACGCGGCGGCATTGCTCACAATGGCCAGCATGTTTGAAAATCGTGAGTCCGATATTACGGGCACCATCCATACTGAGATCCCAACGGCTCGACGACTAATCGATCCATACAGACTTTTGAGGGTTTAACGATCTCAACCAGGCAGAGAGAATGGGCAGCCAATATTGGCTTTTGCCCATTTGTTCCAAACAGTCTCAAAACGATCATGCGGAAAGACCTGTCGGTCTTTGTAAAATGACGCATCCGCATACAGGAGCTTGGTTCTCAATAACTCCATCATGAAGTTGAGAAGCAAGTGCTTCCTTTTTGTTAGTAAATCGACGACTGGCTTAGCTAGATCGGATTCGGCGAATTCACCTGCTTTGTTCGGCAGGTCAAAAATCCTGACGCGCACAAGATGCCTCATGATTGGATCTGGATTCAATCTCCAGACTGATCCACCCGGCTCATCGTAAAACGGCTGAGTATGTTGATGATTGTCGATGACTGCTTCGCAGCACGTAAGAATATTGTTGACGATGTCGGAAAATACGTCGGTTACAACTGAAGTATGTGTGCTGTTCGGCAAGCTAAGAACAAGATTTGACCATCCATGCTTTCTGACAAGCAAGGAAATCTGAAACTCATCAAAAATTTCGTTTTGTTCTGCAATCATCGATACACGCGCGCGGCTGATTGGCGTTTGAATTTTGCTCTAACCGCGCTTCTCCAGTCTTTGTCGCCATATGATCAGACTCGCTCGTGAGTGTCGAGCGAGGGAGGGAAATATGCCCCACGTCCGCTTCTCAGAAGACTTCGACTGGAAGCCACTGCCCCAAGTCACCATCGCTTATAAGGCTGGCTGGTCCGGCCTTGTCACCACACCTTGCGCAACGGCTGCAATCCAAAGCAACAAGGCTGTTCGCGTGAAAACTCCGAGACAAGGTGAGAAGGATGGCGACACGTAAAGGAGCCGGCGCGCTCAACAACATTGTCGTCTTTCAACAGCGTGAAGCATTGAGGGACGAGGGTGGCGGGACGAGCCAAGAGTGGGTCGACAAATTCGAAACGGCCGCTCGTTTGCAGCCGCGGCTTGGTTCTGAAACCGACATCGCGGCACGCACGCAAGGCATCCAACCCTATACGCTTGTTGTCCGCAGCGAAACACGCACGCGAAACGTCACGCCGTCTTGGCGGGCTAGAAATAAGCGGACGGGTGTTCTTTACGAAATCCAGTCATGCGCGAACCCTGACGAGGTAAATCAGTACATCGAAATGCGCGCTGTAGTGCAGGGCGGTGGATGATGGCTGCCGGTGCTCGAATTTTAAGGCTTGCCAAACTCGAACAGAAGTTCAAACGCCTGTCGAAAGTCGCTCGCGACATGGTTCGTGGTGCGATGGAGCAGGGCGCTGACGGTATCGTCGATATGATGAAACGTCGTGTTGCTGAAGATGACGGCGCACTACGGGAAAGCATCGGCTGGACGTGGGGAAAAGCTCCAAAGGGCAGCATGGTTATCGCGACAGTCGAAGCCAGCCTTGCAGCTGATTGGACGATCACGGTCTTTGCAGGCAACAAAGAAGCTTACTACGCGCGCTGGGTTGAATTCGGCACGGTAGGCTTTGCCAACAAAGGCATGTTTCCCGGCACAAAGAACCCCGGTCAGGGAAAACAGCCGTTCTTCTACGTGACGTGGCGGGCCAAAGACAAAGAAACAAAACGCCGTATTCGTCGAGCCATCACCAAAGCAGCGAAAACAGTAGCCGCAGGAGGCTGATGGATGGACCCTGTATGGGAACTTCAAACCGCGATCTATGCGCGGTTATCGCAGAATGCTGCGCTAACAATGCTAATCGGCGCTGACAAGGTCTATGACAATCCTCCCGCCGATCCGAATGGCAATATACCGGCTGCAACCTATCCTTATGTTTCGTTTGGCAGCGCTTCATCTTCTGACGACAGTGCTGATTGCGTTGAAGCGGTTGACGTCACTTTTCAAATTAATTGCTGGTCGTCTCTGCCAAGTCAGAAGCAGGTTAGGCAAATCGCTGACGCTGCAACCAAAGCGCTTAGACGATGGGAACCGCTTCTCGCCGTAAACGCGCTCGTCACCTTCGATTATTGGCGGACTGACTACATCCGCGCTCCCGGCATCAATCAGGCTTCGATTCAGTATACGGCCGTCATCGAGACGCCATAGACCGCACCAGTTTTCACCACTCAATCACCAGCTGCCATTCGGCGGCTTTTTTTATATGGAGCGCCACATGGTAGCTGCTACAACGATCAAGTCGGGTAAAATCCGCGTATTGCTCGGCAATGACGCCACCCCGACAGTTTACTCCGC